AGAGTTTGGTGTCGATGCCGAAGGCTCGGGTGTGAAGCTCTACATGGACTCGCCCCAGCTGCTCGACCTGCTGCTCGAAAAGAAGGAGCAATACATTAAAGAGGAGGTCGAATACTTCACCGGCTTTGGCTGCTCCGTCATCTACGTGAGCTAGCCACCCCTACAGCCCCACGCTCAGTTGTGAAACACATCCTTTTGCGGGGATACTGTTTTAGAAAGTCCAGCTGACAACGTGAGGTCAACCCGCGCCCGTGGTTCGTAACGGCGGCGTTTCGGCCCGGCTGCTCTAGGTAGCTGGGCCACTCTCGGGGGTGTCGTCTAACTGGCAAGACAGCCTGGCCACCATGAATGCAGGTTCGAGCCCTGCTGCCCCCGCAACTACCTCATTTTCTGAAAATGAAAACGGACCAATTTAATCTTTTCGAGGGTACGCGTCGGCTGCAAATGACCGACAGCATCGAGCTTACAGCGCGCAGCCTGAACGCCTACGGCGAAACGCACAACCATTGGGCACTCGGCTGGTCGGGTGGCAAGGACAGCACGGCTACGCTTACGCTGCTGGTGTACCTAATTGAGTCGGGCAAGGTCAAGCGCCCTAAAAGTCTCACCATTCTTTTTGCTGATACTCGGCTAGAGCTGGTGCCACTGATGGCTGCCGCCAACGATATCATGGATGACCTGCGTGAGCGGGGCATTGAGGTGCGCGTGGTGATGGCGCCGCTCGACCAACGGTTTTTTGTCTATATGTTCGGTCGTGGTGTGCCCCCTTCAGGCGCAGGCTTCCGCTGGTGCACCGGCCTCATCAAAATCGAGCCGATGGAGGCCGCACTGCGTGAATTAGTAGGCAGTCTAGGCGAAAAAGTGTTGATGATTACCGGTGTGCGTCAGGGCGAAAGCGCTGTGCGTGACCAGCGCATCGTGATGAGCTGCGGTAAGGACGGCGCCGAGTGTGGGCAAGGCTGGTACCAGGAAACGTTGCCTGCTGCTCTTTGTGACACGCTAGCCCCCTTGCTGCATTGGCGCGTGTGCCATGTGTGGGAGTGGCTGCGTAGCTGGGCCCCGCAAGCCGAGTTCGGTGACTGGAGCACCAAACTGCTAGCCGAGGCCTATGGCGGCGACGAAGCTGAGGAAAAGAATGCCCGCACTGGCTGCATGGGCTGCCCGGTGGCCAGCAAGGACGTGGCGCTCGAAAACATCGTGTCCCGGCCCCAGTGGCACTACCTGCGCCCACTGCTGAAGCTGCGCCCCATGTTCGAGCGACTGCGCTCAGATAAGCATTTCCGCAAGCGCAAAGCTGCTGGCGAGCGTGATGCTAAGGGCAAGCTGGTGAAGAGGCAGCAGCGCCTAGGGCCGCTCACGATGGAAGCCCGCCGCTGGGGCATGGCGCAGGTACTTACCATTCAGGAGGAATGTAACGTCGCCGCGCGCGCCGAGGGCCGGCCGCTGGTGGACATTCTCAATCTTGAGGAAGTGGCCCGCATCGAAGAATTAATGGCGGCCAATACTTGGCCAGACAAGTGGACCGGCGATGAGCCTACCGCTGACGTGGTACAGGCCCCAGCCTATGCAGATGGCTATTCCCTAGGGCTTCTCGACTTTATGAAGGGGCCAGCTTATGCCTAGCATCCACTGCCCCCGCCTATCTGGGCTGACTACCTGGCTGGCCGCGCCGCCCTGCTCGACCTGATGACTGATAAGGGCCGCAAAGCCGCCGGCCGTCCACCCGCGCCCCCTAAGCCTGCCCCCGCCAAATGAGAGCCGCCGCCCAACGCTTCCTGCACACCGATGGAGGCTTCACCCTTCCCGCCCCTGTCAAAATGCACCCGTCCGAACTTCCGCTTACTCTGTCGGCCGACGTGTTGCGCCTGCCCTACCTGCCTGCCACCCGCCTCGTGCTAGCTGAAATCGTGAGCCTGTTTGCGGCCACCGGTTGCTGCGATGCCTCAGACCCTCACTTTGCCGCCCGCCTTACCATTAATAAGGACACGGTAAGCGTAGCCGTGGGCAAGCTCGAAGCCGATGGCTTAATAACAAAAGTTGTCGTGCCTGTGCAGGGCGGCAAGTACCGCACGCTTACGCCCAACCCAGGTGCTATAGCTGCCAAGGCTGCGACCAATGCTTACCCCGAAGTGCCAGTAAACACACGCCGGAATTTCCGGCGTGTGGAAGAAAAGGCCGATTCACAAACCGGAATTTCCGGTTTGCACACGCCGGAAATTCCGGTGGCACACGCCGGAAATTCCGGTTTGCACACGCCGGAAAAACCCGTTTCACACGCCGGAATTTCCGGCGGTAATATTCCATATAATAATACAGGGAATATTACATCTCCTAACAACGACGCGGCTGGCGCCGCCGCGCTGGGCTCAGAAAAAAAAATAGAGCCTTCACTGCCTGCCCTAGCGGTGGCTTCGCACACCGAGGGGGGCGCGGCCGATGTAGCTACATCAATTACCAAGCGCCGGCTGCTCATGCGCGATTCGCCGCTCGCCGAGTTTACGGCCTTCGTGTCGTTCTGGCAAGCTGCTGCCGAGAAGAACCCAGCCACCTACGCGCCTTACGCCGAAGCCGACCTGCTCTACTACCACGACGCGCTGCTAGGCTGGAGCAATGCCGAGGGTAAGACCAAGTTCGACTGGCTAAGCACCATCCTAGGCTCAATGCGGCGCGATGCTGAAAAGGGAGGCGTGCGTCGCCTAGGTGCGAAGCCTGGCGCCCCCAGCCAGGTTGCCACCCGCCAAACTGTGATTGAAGAAACGCTCGCTGCTCGCCGTGCCCGGCGTGCTCAAATGTCCTAGCCATGTCTACTGCCCTCGCTTTCTACTCCGTTACCCCTGCCCAGCTACCGGCTAGCGTGCCGGCTCCGGTGCGCGCTGCGGCCCTGCTGCTTACCGCTGGCGAGCCAGTGAGCACCCTGACCACCGATGAGTTAGGCGATATGCTAGTCGCTGCCATACCGGGTATTGCCTTTCTGCTGGGCCACTCGCGCCAGTACCTAGAAGGCAATGATATTGACGCGATGGCCGAAGCCGTGGCCGAAATGGTGCACCGCCGCTTCGCTCGCCTCAATTGGGCCGAAATCTCGCACGCCCTGCGCCGTGGGGCGTCGGGCGAGTGGCCCCGTAGTGAAAACGACGTGCTACTCGTGAGCCTGCCCCATATCACGCACTGGCTTACCTGTTACTGCAAAGAAGCCCGCGCCGAAGCGCAGCTCGCCTTGCAGGCTGCCACGCCAGTCGCCCAGCTACCGGCCCCGCGCATTGACTACGTGGGCTCTGTCATCTACTACGTGACGCTGGCCAAGGCTGGCGCACTGCCCAGCGACTACGAGCTCGACTTCGGGAATGTGCTCTATACCTGGCTAAAAGAGGCCGGCGCCTTCAATGGCTTCCGCACGGGCGAGCAATACAAGCAGATGCAGCAGGAGGAAACCGACCGGCTGCTCGCCGTGAAGCTGCCCGAAAGTGGCGCCCAGCGCCGCGAGTACACCTCGTTTATAAATGCGCTACAGGATTCCGGCGAGCTACCCGATAGCCACCCGCTGAGCCGCAGCGTGGTGAATGCCTGCAAAAAGCGCCTACTGCGTGAGTGGCTATGGCACCACGCCAAAGCCGGTACCAACATCGTGGATTTTCTCACCGAACGACTTAGCGCCCAATGAAAACTGCCCAAGAATACCTGCGCGCCGCTATCGGCTATGACCTCAACGGCTCGCACATGACCTATGTCGATGCCCTAGAAGCTGTGCAGGCTGCCATCGATGACGCCAGCAGCGTGCGCGAGCAAGTACGCCAGGCGCTTACGGACTACTTCGATACGGTGCTGCCTGAGCCCGCGCCGCCTGTGCTGCCAGTCAATATGCCGCCCATCCGCCTAGGTGAGCGATTCTTCCAATTCCCGCCTTGCCATCGCTGTGGCAGTCGCACGCACTGCGGCTGTGAGCAACCGCCTTTTTAGTCCCCAATCCCAACCTTTTATAAGTCAATGAGCACAACGAATCAAATCGCTACCGCCATCTGCCAGGTGCTGGGTATGCCTTCCCGCTTTGCTGCTGAAAAGCCGCCCGTATCGCCCACCCTGCGCGGCAGCCTCACTAGCTACATGCGTGGGCTCTCGGATGAGGCACTCGCCGGCTGCACTACCCACGGCGGGCAGCTTGCCTGCGAAGTAGCTGCCTTGGAAGTAGTGCGTCGGCAGCGCAACCCCGATACTCATTGCCTCGACTGCGGCGAGGTGCTGAGCATCTACAGCCACTGCTGGCGGTGCCACTGGCCCCCGATGGACCCCAAGCAGGACGCTATTACACAAACCACGACAGTAGCAGCTAAGCCGCACCACATCCCCTGTGGCCAGTGCGGTGCCTGCTACGCTAATGAGCAGTGCGCTCGGCTGCTGTAATCCTCACTTCTAACGGCTTAGGCCACCCTCTACCATGTCCTATTCTCAAGAAAAGCCCAATCCCCGCGCCCTTTCGCGCCGCTGCCAAGGATACGGCACGCTACTCTGTCACTGCGGCGGTGACATCTGCGTGTGTGGCCTTGATGGCGAACACTGTCCCGGCTGCCCAGACTGTGAGTACCGTGACGAGGACAACTACGAAGGAGATGACGCGCATGATGTTGCCTTCGACTGCATTTGCGGAGCTCAACTCAAGCGCTCAGACAATCCGCAGCAATGCACCTGCCTCCGTGAGCACGCCTAGCCCCTACGATGACCCCGCTGTGTCGGCTGGCGAAATAGCCGACTACCTGTATTGCCCCAACTCCCAACCATTATCGACGATGCGTCCAATTGATTTCCCGGAAGCCAATACTGTTTTCCATAAGCCCGCTAACATGAGCGACGAACAGTGCATGCCAGTGAGTGCTTACGCCGCCCGGGCCGATGACGGGAATTTATTCGTGGTCACTGTTTGGCAGCCCAGCTATGAGGATTTGCAGGCCCTTAATGCAGGCCGTCCTCTCATGCTGCAAGTGTGCGGTGGTATGCCGCCGACTGCCATGTGGACCAACGATGAAAAAGGCGAAGCCAACATCGCTGATTAATGGCCCTGCGCACCGCCTCCCGAGTCGATGCCAACCAGCCCGCAATCGTCGAACGGTTGCGGGCTATTGGCGCTTACGTCCTACACGTCCACCAGCTCAAGAACTGTTTCGACCTATTGGTCGGCTACCGTGGCCGCACTTTCATCATTGAGGTGAAAGACCCGGCGCAACCACCCAGCGCCCGCAAGCTCACGCCCGGCGAGGCCAAGTTTCGGGATGAGTGGAAAGGCTCCCCTTACTACGTGGTGCACACGTTCGATGAGGCGCTGGCCATTCTCACCGCCCGTCCTGGCCCCGCTATCTGCCCCCGCTGTCAGGGCTCTATTTAGGAACGAAACTACTTGTTTAATCCTTTCTGCATTTGTACCTTAGATAGCTATTACGTTCTGCTTATGCTACCCGTTTACGACCCTGTTCTTAACCTCCCGCCCGCCCCGCCGCTGCCCAGCCTACAGGTCAACCCTGCCGCGGGGCAATACCACACCCACCAGCTCTACCTAACGCTGGCGCTAGTCAAGGCCCTCAAGTTGCAGCCCGGCGACCGCGTGGCCCTGGTACCCCCCGTGTACGGTACCGACTACTGGCACCTGGACCTGCGGTCTACTTCCCCCAATGCCCGTGCCCTCGACTGGCCCAATCCTGAGAACGGCCCTAGGGTGCGCGGTATTCGCCTGCCTCCCGGCCTAGTGGTGCAGCCCTTGCGCCTGCTGCTACTCCCCGATGAGCAGCCGCCCCACCCTGGCTATTACCGTTTACTCTCGCCCAATGCCTTCGCTGCCTAGCTCTCCGCGCCGCCCCTGGCAGCCCGCGCCCCAGAAGCGGGTGTATGTCCAACATGCTGCCCGCTCGCCTGAGTATGGCACAGCTAGGTGGCAGGCTGCCCGTGCTGCCCAGCTGGCACGCAAGCCATGCTGTGAGGAGTGCACTCGGCAGGGACGTGTTACGCCGGCTACAGTGTGTGACCACATCACCCCTGTGCGCCTAGGTGGCGGCTTCTATGAGACGAGTAACCATCAAAGCTTGTGTCGGCCTTGCCACCAGGCTAAGAGTGCGTCAGAACGCACGCAACAACCCCATGGGGGGTAGGGGGTCGAAATCCTTGGGCCCATCATCTCCTAGACCGTAGCCCAGCGTCGCAAACACGCGCGTGCATAATTCACTTAGAAAATCTTCTTATGGCAGCCGGCCGTCCACCTAAACCAACCCACCTGAAAAAGCTCGGCGGTACCCTACAGCCAAGTCGCACCAACCCGAACGAACCCGTACCCGACGTTGCCCTAGGCTTACCACCTGATTGGATGAGCGTTAGAGCTAAGGAATATTGGGAGGAAATCGGCAACCTACTGCTGAATATGAAGCTCGTTTCCTACGGCGACTCGGCGGCCTTAATGCTGCTCTGCGATACGCTTGCCGAGTATGTTAGCCTCCGGGTAAGTATCCAGAAAAAAGGGCGCGTTTACGAAAATCTCACTCCTGGTGGCAAGGTCTATAAAGCCAACCCAGAGGTAGCAATGGCAGCCGATGCTTGGCGCCGGGCGCAGCGTATGCTCGTGGAGTTTGGTCTGACACCAGCTAGTCGTGGCAAGGTGTCAGCCTTAGGCGCACCGGACGAAAAAGACCCACTCGCTGCCCTGATTGAAGAAGCCCAATGAAGTTAATTCTACAGCCGGAGGGTATGACCGTCACTGGCCAGTGCTGCGTGGCGATGGTAGTGGGTGTGTCACTTGGCTCCTGCCTGACGGTCTTTTGTCAGGACTATACCGATGCCGCCGCCGTCATGCGCTGGGCCCTGAAGTATTACCACTACCAGCCCAACCCTAGGATGCGGCGCTTTAAGAAGAAGGAGCAGCTACCCACCCTGTGCATGCTGTGGTCTAAGTACAGCGGTGAGTGGGTAGTATACGACACGGGCGATGTCTACTGCCCAGTGCACGGCATTTGCAATTATGATGATTACCAAGAGGCAGTTGGCGGCATGCTCACACACTACCTAGGCTTT